ACAATTAACCATATAATTATCAAACTTTTGAAAGTCTAATAAATCCCACTCATCAAATAATTGTTTTCCAAATTCTTGGTCAGGTGTTAAATCACTTCCGTAATATTGTGCTATTTCTATTTCGTGCCTTCTTCTATTATGCGAATTACCCTCTCCCTTAATAGCATAGTTTGTACTCATTACTATTTTTGGAGAATCGTGTACGTTTAATTTAATAGCATCTTTATTTTTACGCTCCAAAGTCATTCCTTCTGTAACTAAACTAAACTTATCCTCAAAGTCAAAGTTCTTCTTAACGTCATCAAAAACTAATATCTTTGTATCTAAAGAAACGGTCTGATAAGCAAATGACTTCTTACTATCAAATTGTTTACCATCAATAATTGAAGTATTTCTTATTTGTGATAAACCTTGAACAAATAAACCCTTTCCAGTTCCACCTTCAGGGTTTTCTGAAATTATCTCATCATTTAAAATAACCGCCTTATTATTACTTCTATTCTTATAAGTACTCAATAAGTATCCAATAGTAACCTCAATAGGAAATGGCTCTTTATTTGCAATATTATAGATGAATTTCTGATAATCGTTATCATAATTTTCAAGTTCTATAAAATCTCTATCTAAAATATGACTCTCCCAAATATAACCATCAACATCAATATAGTCTATTAATTTAATATAGTCTTTTGTTATTTCTAAAATACCATTTTTAAAAGCTAAATAGGATTTATTTCTGTCATCATTTAACATTATTAAATCAATACTTTCTAACATTAATAAAAACTGCTCACTAAATAAGTTTTGATAATTTGCACAATAATTCCAAACATCTAACTCTTTACGCTCCATTAAAAAATCTAAAACAAAATCCTTAATCTTTGATATTGATGTTAGTTTAACTTTGTTTGATTGTATCGATACAAATTGTGGCTTATCACTTTCGTTTGGAAAGTGTTTTTTAAAACCATTACGTTCTAAAAAAAACTTATATTTTAAAGGGTTTACAGAAATTTTGTTTTTATCGTTTATAAACCAAAAGTCTTCTGCTTCTGATACTTCCTTTATTTCGTTATAAACATCCTCCTCTATGTTGTACTTTTCAAGTACTTCCTTTTTACCTTTCTTTAAATCTGTTTTTATCCTATCAATCTGTTGATAATTCTCAAAATATTTAGAATTAAAAGAACGCCTTTTATAAGCAGATTTTATAGTATTTTTCATTTCACTTTCTGAAAAATCACCATAAACTACATTGTTTTGGATATATCCGATTGCATTATATTCGCTTACACCATACTCACAAAATGCACCAGCTAAATCAAAAACATAACTATTGCGTTCACCCTCTACAAAATCCTTACTCCAGTTGAATTTCATTATTTTTTCAATAATTAAATCCTCATCATTAATTGGGATAAGTGGAACTTTGTCTTTTACTTGAAAACCCTCATCAATTAAAATAGGTTCGTAAACTTCAGCATTATAATTAATATAAATATCTTCATCATAACTTTCAAAGCATACCCTATCTACATTACAATTAGATTTATCAAAGTAATCATATTGATAGTGTGAGTTAAATTCTTTAAAATATTTCTCGTGTTCAATCTTATTGCATTTAGGAATACTTACTACTCCTTTTATTCCTTTTCCGCTTGGAGAAATAAATAAAGATACAAAGTGTTTATTCTTTTTAAGTTCGTGCAAGTGGTCAAACATAACATCATCACTTGGATATTTGTCAAAATCAACAACCATTAAACCACTATGATTAATTAAACCATCTTTATTACGTTCTTTAAACTCACCACCAAAAACAATACAAGGAAGTTTTTGTTTTAGTTTATCTGCAATCTCTTTTGTTTCCGCTTGTCTAACAAGTTGTACAAGTTCTTTTGATTTACCTTGTTTAATACGTTCAAAGCATTTCCAAAGTGGAATGATGTAAGGAACATCTTGAGCTTTTAAAAGCTCCTTAAAAACTGAAATTTGTATATCTTTCATATGTAAAAAATAAACCCCAATACCAGCAGTGGTAGTTGCGTGGTATTGAGGTCTTGTAATAAGTTATAAATTGGCTACCACTCCAACGATTACAAATATAAAACTTTTTTAAATATAAACTAATAAAAATTTAAAATATTTTATAAAGTGCGAAAGTGCGAAGTTATTTTAAAAAGTATACCCCCCTATAAAAATATAAAACTTACTTTCTAAAGGGTATATATGAACGCACTTTATTTCGCACTTTTAAATAAAAAATTAACTAATTTACTACTTTATTAGTAAATAAAAAAACCACCGATTAAGGTGGTTTAAATTAGTTGTATGGCTTATAAAATTAAAATTCTAAATCATCTCCATCAGCATCATTACCTAAAACTTCGTCTTCAATAATTGGCTCTGCTTTTACTAAATAGGCTTTTAAATAAGTTTCTAAAGTATTAAATGCTTCGTCTGCTAAATTAGCTTCATCTTCTGAAAGTGATTTGAAGAATGTAAACTCAGGAGTATTAAATTTAACTGCTCCTTTTTTACCTTCTAAAGCGGTTGAAACTTGTACCCACTCATCAGGTAAACGATTACGTGTTTTTTGTGTAAACTCTCCCCACTTTTGGACTGCTGAACCTTTTAATTGTAAGTTTGCCAAAGTTCCATCTTCTAACATAATATAAACAGATTTTACATAGTGACCACCAGCTGCAACAATTTTTTCTTTTATATCTTTGTAAAGACCTTTTGCAATTTCATTGCCTTTAAATGGTTTAACGTTCATTACTTCTTTAGAAATAAATTTCACTTCGTTTGAATAAATTGCGCTTGAAGTAGCATCGTTCCAGCCTTTAATAGTATGAAGTTCATCTAATACTAAAAATTTAAAAGGTAAAGGTATTAAAACGTTTTTTTGTTCTTCTTTGTCATAGTAAGAAAAACATTTGTCATTTGATTTCCAGTCGATAAATTTAGTAGCTGGATTTGATTGTGGTGTAGCGAATGCACTACGTCTGTTTGAAGTACTCATAATATTTATTTATTTATGGTTAGAAGTTACGATGCTCTAACCTTGCATCTGTTATTATGGATTACAAATATAGTTAAAAACTAATTGCTAAACTACTTTTTCTCGGAGTAGTTGAAACTTTTGGAACAATGTTACCATACAAATCAGCAACTTCTTGCTTTTGTGCTAATTTAAGTAAATCAGTTCTTTCATCTAAACAACGCTTAAGTTCGCAATAGATTTCATCTTCTGCATAGTTAATAGTATCACCACCACTTCTGAAAGTTCCTTTTAATCCAAACTCTTCAAAGTTTTCTTGTGGTATTACTTTTAATAATTCTGTGTTAACTACGTCAAGTGCTTCTTGAAGTCTTTTAGCTTGTGCTAATAACTCAAATTTGTTTACATTACCATCGTCTAAAAGTTCTGTAATGAATTTCTTTGCTCCGAACTGGATTTCTTTTTTGTTTGGTAAAAAGTTTGATGTTTGAATTTCTTGTTCTCGCATCAACATAAATAAATCTTTACTCATAATATTTAAAATAAAAACCTCTTTTAAAAATCTTAATCGGCTAGAATTAAGCATTAAAAGAGGCGTTATAATTTTGTGAAAGTCCCTAGCCGAACTTTTTATTTATGCAAATATAAAATTATTTTTTTTAATATCTACAAATTTATTTGTATTTTTTGTGTTGGACAACTCATTTTATGGCAATTAGTTTTTTGGCAATGTTTACATTTTCCATTCGGCATAAAATAACTGCAACTCGTTTCGTCACTTTCAATTGTAAATCCTGTATAAGATTGTCTAAACTCACTCGGCTTTGCTGTAAATCTGTAACAATAATCTTTTGATGGACATAGTGCATTATTGCACATTGAAATATCTGGCATAATTTTATTTTTTAGATTTTAATATTTTACGATAAACCTCGTTGACAGATTCTTTATTAACTCCTCTTTTGTAGTTAAATTGAAGTATTCGTTTTATTCGTTGTAGATTTGTCATCTTTCAATTTGTTTAAGTTCTTCTTTTCTAATAAATTCAATTTCTCTTTGAATATAGTCTAACGCTTTTTCGAGGTCTTTTAAATGCGTTCCTTTCTTTCTGCAACGTGTAACGTATTTTATTACATTTCCTTCGTTAAAATTAAGCTCGTTATCTTTTACAAAGTCTATAACATCGTAATCGTTGCTATTTCTGTAGTGTAGTGGTTTCATTATACTATTTTATAATTAATAATTCTAATATTTTTTAACTCATAGTTTCCATCTTTTTGAACTTTTATGTGTGCAAATCCGTGATTGTAATTGTTATAAGGTGCGTATTCAGGCTCTAAACCACACAAGCAACCAGTTGACCACGTTGTAGTAACTTCACCGCTTAACGTTTTTTCTGTGTGTTCCGATGTTCTATGATGATGTCCTACTATTGCGCTTTCTTTAGCTTTTAAAAACAATCCTCTAGCTGGATTAACTGGTGGAGCAAAACCACCATACCATTCGTGTCCGTGTAAAATAGGTAATTTACCAGCATAAGAAATTTGTTTATCTTTAACTAATGTAACTCCGAATTCTCTAAATCGTAATATTTGCTCCAATTTAAAATCGTCAACACCTAATAATTCAGGCGCTTTTAACATTAAATAATGTTCCCACCTTGCCTCGTGATTACCTATTTTAAAATAAATAGGACATTTAAAAGTTTCTTGAAGTTGCTTTAAAAAATTACGTGTCATTTCTAACTCACCAGCTAAATCACGCAAACGTCTGTCTTTTATAAATCTACTCGCTTGGTACATATCAATAGTATCACCATTTAGATAAACGCAATTAACTTTGTTTTCAATTCCGTAATTAATTGCTAATTCTAATGCTTTATTATCTTGGTAAGGCAAATGAATATCAGATAGTAATAAGATATTATTTTGACCTTTTGGAATTATAAAAGGATCGCATTTTTGGTAATCGCTTTCAGGTAATTCAAATTTTTTTGACATAAATTGTTTTTTATTTTCAGTTGTTCTTACTCCTACGTTAATAACTGGTGAACTATATTTACCCATTTCACCTCTATATCTTCTTATATTTCCACGTGCTTGTTCTAAACTATCGAAGTCTAAAGGATAATCTTTAAGTAATATTCTTGCGAGTGCCATTGTTGAGGATTTTGGCATTTCTTGAATGATATTTAAAACTATATCACGTTTATAAGTTGCTCCAGTTTGATTTCCTTTTTCAAAAGCCATAATAATTTTTTATCAAAAGTACAAATTAATATTGTTCGTCGAAGTTTTTTCTTAAGATAGTATCTATTTTATTAGATATGTCGCCAAAATAAGTTGTTTTTTGTACTGTTTCAGTTTCTGCTAAACTATCGTTTAACTCCTCTACAAATTGAGTTAACGTATTTTTCAACGTTAACATTCGCTCTGTAGTCACTTTCAAATCGTCTAAATTTTCAACTAATAAATTAGATAGACATACTAATTTATGCATATTAACTCTGTTCTTTTTTTTGTCAAGATTGCTCATAATAAATCAATATAAAAATTATTCTTAATTCGTAACATTTTAATATTTTTCAACCCTTGATAGTTTTCTAATATTTCTCCGTTTCTTCTAATAATTAGATTATTTGTGGGTGTAGTATCAAATATAGGTTTTAAATCTTGGTAAACTTTAAATAGTTTTTTATTTTGAAATAGCCAGTTATCGATATTATTTAAAGCATAAATTACTGTGCTATGGTCTTTATTAAACAATTGACCTATTTTTTGTAAAGGAATGTACTCGTCATTTTCTCGAATTAGTTTAAAAATAACACCTCTTAACTCTACATTTTCACGCTTTCTATTTTTACCAATTTTAAATCCTAAATGCTTTTGCGCTTGTTCTATTTTTAACTCATACATCTCAATAAAATTTGTTTACATTTTTGTTTAGTTTTTTCTGAAATCCAGCTTGTTCTCATTTCTTTGTGATGCGGATTGAACTTACTATTAATTGTTAGGCTTCGCTCTTGTGCTATTGCCCATCTTTCTTCTACTGAAAATGATTTACTATCTAAAACCATTCTATCGTATCGTAATACTGCTGTGTAATCTGTAAATGTCATATTTTATTTTGTAAATTGTTCAACTTTATCTCTAAAACTTTGTAATACTTCATACTCTGTTGTAGATTTTAAAAGATTAATTAAAAAATCAACTTCTTCCTCACTATACAAATTCTTGTTTTGTTCTTGTTGCCATTTAGCGCCTTTTTCAAAAGACACAGGACATTGCCAAAACCCTTGTTTAGAAAATCTTTCACTAGCTTCTTCAAGTGTTTCTTGTTTAGTTTTTTCAACAATTCCTTCTCTAACAAACGCCTCTTTAATATTTGGCTCTTTGCAAAGTTCTTTAACGAATGTTTCGGTTATATTTTCTAATTTAATTTCCATATCTTATAATTCTTTAAAATCGATTACTTCGATGTTGTTAGTATAATTTTCCATTGCTTGTTTAATTTCTTCTAACAAGTCTTTATGTTTCTGTAAAGCATTTTCCAACGCTTCAATTCTTAACGCTTGAAACTTCTCTAAATCAGTTGATGGCGTTTTGTCTATTGTGTATAATTCTGAACTCATTTCTATTTCTTTTTATCAGTTAATATTTCAATTACTACTTCTTTTAATTTTTTGCTTACTAAACTAATTCGATTAATCGATGGTTTGTTTATGAAAGCTAATATTTCGTTATCTGTTACCATTCTGAACTTTGTTTTTCTATTTGTTTTATTGCCTCTTCTTCAAATTCCTCAAAACAATGATTTAATAAATCACTGGCATTTATTCCGTTTAACTCTACTTCCCAAAATTCAAAAGTTTCAGGATATCCCGGATATCCACTTCCATCACCATAATTGTAAACTGGTTTTTCTGGTGCTTCATAATCGTATTGAACCTCAAACTCAAATCCTCTAAAATTAATTGTTGCTTTCATTATTTTGTAAATTGATAAGTTGAACCTATTTTATAATTTTCTAAATTTAATTTTTTAGCGTAGTTTTCCGCTTCTAATTCTGTTTTAAAAATCTTATCTTCGTATGATTTTTCTTTTGTCCAAATGTAAAATTCTCTAATTGTTTTCATAAATTTTATTTATTTCTGATTGTACTTTATTGTATGCTACTTCAAATTCTTCTTTAGTGCTAACTACTGCATTTGTATTTAAAGGTAGAGATGCGTGTTTAATTCCTATTTCGTAATTGTCTACCATATCTGCAACGCAAATGCAATAAGTTTCTGAATATACTTTGAAATAGTGTACTGGTGTTTTGTAAAATTTTGGTGTCATAATTATTTGTTTTTTAAACTTTCATCCGCACATTTCTGTATTGCTTCGGATTGTAGTTGGTTGATAAAATTGTTTACTTGTTGTTGTAATTCTATTTCTGTAAAAGCATCAATTACTTTTTGCTTTACAAATACCCTAACGAGTTTCTTTTTTTCGTTAGGGTCGATTGCTTTTCTTCCCATTATTAGTTTGTTTTATGTTTAATAGATATTAATTGTTTTATAACTTTTGATTCGTATTCTATTAATATTTCAGTTAATATTTTTTGACCTACACAATTAATTAATGCGGTTTTTGCTTTTTCTAAAGTATAGTTTTCTTTATAAACACTTTCTTGAAATATTTTAGAACATATACGAGGTATAAATTCCAAATATACCTCTTCTTTTTTATTCTGAAACATTGTAACAATGTAACAATGAGCTTCTGATTCAAATAAAACTTTTCCCTCTCTAGTGTTCCAAATGCCGTCATCATATTTTTCATTTATTGAAAAAGAATAACCTACATTTTTCATATATAAAACATTACCTACTTTAAAATCCTCTATTGTTG